AAGCAAAGAAACAGGAAGTGCAGGTGGCGCATTGAAATCAATGGTATCAGGTTTATCAGGACCGGCCGGTATTGGTATTGCTTTGGGTGTTGTATCTTCTTTAATTGTAGCATTTGGAGATGACATAATGGGTTTGATTGGAAATACAAGTGAATTAGAAAAGGCTCAAGCAGAATTAAGGAAATCCTTTATAGATAATTTAAAAGGTGTTGAAGCAACGATTGCAAGTGACGAGTCTTTAGTTGCGGTAATTAATGACGTTACAATGTCAACCGAAGCTAGACAAGCTGCATTAAAACAATTAAAAGAAGCTCATAAAGGCAACGTTGAATTACAAAAGACCGATATTAATGATGGCGAAAAATTAATTGGAGTTATTGATAGAATGGCTCAAGCCTTAATAAGAAAGGCGCAAATAGAAGGTACTGCAAAAATAATAGGAGAAAAATACGCTGAATTAGTAAGATTACAAACAGCAGATTTAGAAGAGCAAATCGGAGATTTATCGGGTTGGACTAAAGCGTGGGATTTTGCAGCCGGTTCTATAAAAGGTGCGTTTGGTGGCACTGGTGGTCAAATTGCTGCAGTTGGTATAAATTTAACTACTGACGCATTAGCTAATAATGCAAATCAAGTAACTAAGACTCAAAAAGTTATTGAGGCATTAAAAGGCACTTTAGCAGATTTAACTAAAGTATCATTTAAAGCAGGTGATTATAATGTAACTGGAACAACTGCGCCAAAACCTGCACAAGTAGAAAAAGAAACTGCTGATAGTTCGGATTTAGCAACATTAAAAAAGAAGCAACAACTATATAAAGACGATGTTTATGAGTTTAAAATATACGCTGATAAAATAACAAATGAAGAGTTAAGAGTTGCATTAGAGAAAGCTAAAATTAATAAAGCAAGTGCAAACGAAATATTAAATATAAAAGAACAGGCTAAGATTGGACTAGAGAAAAACGCAATAGATTTGGGTAATTCTTTAGACAAGATATTTAAGGCTGCGGACAATCAATATATAAAAGACCAAAAGGAACAAACAAAAGAAAGGTTAGCTAATCAATTACAGGCTTCAAAGGAGGCTTTAGATAACGTAAGGAACCAATTAGATATTGAAACAAAGTTATCCGGAGACGATTACGATAAAAAGAAAGAGGCCATCAAAAAGGCTATGGCTGAAATAAAAATATTGATGGCATTATCTAGCAATCCAAAAGCAATACAGGATTTAGATAAGGCTTATAAGGATATGGACAAGAACTATAAAATTCTTGACATAGACGAAAAGCAAAAGGACGCAAAGAAATTAACGCAACAGTATGAAAAATATGCTGACGTAATTGCGACAACTTTAACCGAAGGATTTATGACTATGTTTGATGCAATGGCAAGTGGCGAAAACCCATTAGAAGCATTAGGAGATTATGCAGGAAACTTAGTTAAGAAATTAGCCGAAGCAGCTATTCAAGCTGCAATATTACAAGGTGTTATGATGGCATTTGGTTTAGGTGGAGAAGGTGGGTTTGCAGGTGGCTTTATAGGTGGATTTAAAAAGATATTAGGGTTTGCCGAGGGTGGAATTGTTTCTCGTCCTACTGTTGCAATGGTTGGAGAGGGTGGACAAAGCGAGGCTATTATGCCATTGAATAAATTAGGCAATATGATGAATAGCACATTTGCAGCCGGAGCAATGAGTGGAACAGGCGGTGGAAGTGGACAATTTGTATTAAAAGGAAACGATTTAGTTTTAGCTTTGCAAAGAAGTAATTATTCACTTAACCTAAGAAGAGGCAATGGCATATAATAGAAAGTATAAAATTACAATGGCTACTAAAAGTGGCAGCATTTCTTATTTATATTTATCCGAAGATGGCTACGAAGGCAGCCTAATAGAATACCCCGCTGAAAGTATATCCTTTGAGTATATACCAATGAGTGACGATGTGTTTGAGCCTATATATGTTAGTCAATTAGCAGTAGCAATAGACGTAACGGATAACCTAGAACAAATGCCGGATTTTACTGAATTAGACGATAGGAAATATTTCGTAGAACTATTAAACAATGATACCGATTACGACTTTGAGGGTTGGACAATTAGCGATATAGTTCAGTTTAGTTTCTCAACAGGTAGAAAGACATTAGCATTTAATGCAATAGATGGCTTAGGTTTATTAGGTAAGATTGCATTCTCGCATCCAAATAATGAAACAGTATTAACAAGACAAAAGGCTTTATTCTTTGTGAATAGTGCTTTAAGTAAGATATTATTCCCTACGGATCTAAATATAATTAGCGGCATAAGTTTCTATTCGTCTATTATGGACAATAGAGTTGACGATGCCGAAGCCGAGCCATTAAACCAATCTTACTATCAAAACTTATCATTTATAGGCAAGACTTATTTAGAGGTCTTAACAATGATTATAAGTGGATTTGGTTGTAGGTTATTTCAGGCTAAAGGAGTATGGTATATTGTTCCTTTAACACAAATTGCAGCCGATAGTTATTATTATACTCTTTATGAGAATGCGATTGCAATTAGTAGCGGCTCAATATCCGACTTAGGAAATATAGAAGGCTTTACGGGCAATACAAGCAATTTATTTTTTACTGATAACTCACAGTTTAAGCTATTAAGAAAAGGCTATAATAAGATTATAAGCAAGAACGATGCGGAGTTTATAGATAACTATGTTTCAAACGGGACGTTTAAGTCAGCCGATGGAAATAACGCTACCTTTTGGACTAATACTACTTCATACGGATTTGTACAATTAAAGCAAAATCCTAATTCGGACTTTAATGCTATGAGATTAGACTTACAAAAGAATAGCACAAATCCAGGTTATGCTAGAATTACGACAACTTATTTGCCAGGGTTAAATTTTGGAGATACAGGAAACCTTTCTTTTAATTGTGTGTTAAAGAGTTTTAGTGTAACTCCACCGAATGTAGTTATGGTAAAGATAATAATTGAAGGTGGCGGCTTTGGTACTTGGTATTTAACTCCGGATAAAAAATGGAGCAATTTTGGTAGTAATTATTATACCGAACCTTATGAAGAGGGGACTTCAGTTTACGACATAAGTATTGATTTACCGCCGAGTAACATTCCCGGTGCTATGAGTATAGAAATATCAGTAGAAAATTCAACGGTTAATTATTTAGATCAAGTTGTAGAGGTGCAAAATGTAGTATTAACACAAGAGTCAACCTTTGTAAGTGTAACGACTACAAGCACAATAAACTCTAACAATGATTACGTTTACGAAGCTAATATAGGTTCAGGCTTTAACAGTTCTAATTCTAATTTTAATTACTATCAAGGATATTTAAGCGACATTGACGGAGTAGCTTTGAATAATTGGTATTCATTAAACTATCCCGATTTCTTATATACTTCTTTAAGTGAGTTAGTAGTTAAGCAATACGCAAATGTATTATCTAAGAACATTATTAATATAGATAGTACGTTTATGAGTATGGAGCCAACAAGCGGAAGATTTAGCGGTGCAATGAGAATAACGGCTGACGATACCGACCCAATACAAATAACAGTACAAGATAAAAAGTATATCGTAGGTAGTACGACAATGGATTTATTTAATGATACTATTCAAACTACTTTACTAGAGATAACTGATTTAGACAATCCGGACGCAGTAGTAACAACAAATTATGATATTACAGTAGTTAACCCTAGCGAGGAGTCATTTGTGAGATATAGAGGAGAAGGCTTTGAGACAGGCGCAGAGGCTGCGGCTTCAAGTGTTGGTAGTGACTTTGTTTATGCGGGTACGGACGAAACAAATCCACCGGTGGGTTATTTATTCTTTGATAATGCAACACTTTCAACTCCGTTTAACGGTTCGTTCTTGTGGTATAAGTTTGATATGGATACGGAGACGCACGTTTATAAGATTAGTTCGGAAGGGCAGATACTAGAAATTTATAGTTAAATTTGTAATTATGGCAGACTTAATAAAAGGAAAAAATATAATGCTTTACTATCACGAAGCTCCTTCGGAAGCATATCCCGATGGCCGTGATATACCTTTTGCGTGTTCTACTAACTGTACTTTTAACGTACAAGCAGACCAAAAAGAGGTAACGAGTCAAAGCTCGGCTTATTATAGAGAATATAAAATAGATATAGCAACCTGGACAATTAGTTGCGATGGCATAGTTACTTTAAATGGTTACGGCTATTTAAATTTCTTAACTATTCAGCAAGAAAGAACTCCAATAAGTATAAAGTTTGTTATTGATAATGGAGCAGACGGCTTAGTGGTAATTAGTGGAACTTGCAACTTAGCAAGTTTCCAAATGAATGGGCCATTTAAAGACATAGCTACTTATGCGGTTGCTTTACAAGGAACAGGCGCATACACTACAACAGGAACTTCGGTCGATCCAGGCGGTACGGTTATCATAGCAGGTGGCGCAGTTTATACAAGAGGATACACGGCGGCCGGAGCAGAGACAACAGTAACTTTTGCGGATATGATAGGCAAGACTTGTCTTTATGTTTCTCGTGGTGGGGTTGACGTTCAAGATATAATTAGTTCAGGCACTCCGGTAAATGAAGAGGTTAAGTGGGTTTCAGGAACGGGTATTTTAACATTTAGTAGAGCGTTAGGAAGTGGCGAATATGTAAGGGCATTATTTCAATAGAAAAAATTAGATAAATGAGCAATCAAATAGTCATAAGTTCGGGTGCAAAAGTTAGAAGTTTAAACGGTGTAATCACAGGGACAACCGGCGTATTAGACTCTTTGCCTATTAACGCTTCAAATGGTATTCCACAATTAGACGTAAACGGTAAAATATTAGTATCTCAATTACCTAATTCAGTAATGGAATATCAAGGTACTTGGAACGCAAATACTAATACTCCAACGTTAACGAATGGCGGAGCATTTAACCAAGGAGATGTTTATTTATGTAACGTTGCCGGAACGACTGACTTCGGAGCTGGTCCGATTGCTTTTGTAGTTGGCGACCAAGTTATTTATTCAGGGAGTATTTGGCAAAGAGCAAGTGGTGCTTCGGGTACTGTTACAAGTATTGCGGTTACTGAAAGTGGGGACGCTTTAACAATTACAGGCTCACCAATAACTACAAGTGGAACAATCAATATAGGATTTGCCGGTATCTCTTCGCAATATGTAGCGGGAAACGGTGCTTTAGTTACTTTCCCTGATTTAACGGGGTATGTAACTTTAACGACTACTCAAACTATTTCAGGTGTAAAAACGTTTACTAACTCAAATGTATTTTCGGGTGCTAACTTATTTACTACTTGGTCTCAAAGATTTAATCAAGGAATAGGAATACTTGAAACGGCTAACTTTGGAGCTAGTTTAGGCTATACAAATATTGTAGGCGCAGTAAATGGATTGGCTTTAAGATTAGCTGACGATGGCAAAAAGACTTTTGCTTTTGCAGATGCTACAACTAATAATACATATACATTCCCTAACGCTTCAGGAACAGTTGCTTTAACTAGCGATTTGACAGGTGGAACAGTTACCTCGGTTGGTTTAACAATGCCAAGTGCTTTTAATGTGGCATCTTCTCCAATTACTA